TTTCTTTGAAATGATTGACTTTAATGTATGTGTGATAGGACTGAAAGCGAGAAAGGATCGCTGGGACAGGTGTAAAGAGGTATTACAGGGGAGAGTTGAGAAGGTTACACACTACACGACAGTACAGAACCACGAAGACAGCTATAAAGGTTATATGACCGACTGGCTGAAGATGCTGAAGATGTTTCAGGGCGAACCCCTGATGTTCTTTGAAGATGATTTTGAGTTTACGGATGATTTTGACGATGTATTCGACAAGGCAGTGGCAGAGTTACCAGAGAGTTACGATATGCTCTACCTGGGGGCAAATCTCCAGGCTCCTGTCAAGAAATACAGCAGTCATCTGGTCCGGGTTAACGGGGCATGGCTGATGCACGCAACATTACTCAGTGCTAAGTTCATTGACTTTATACTGGAGGCTTACCCGCATTCCAAGATACGGATAGCGGACGAGTGGTACAGGAGGATAGCCCCACACAGGGAATTTTACATGACAGTGCCGATGATCAGTTACCAAAGAAAGGATTACAGCGATTTTGTTGGACGATATGTTTACTACGACATATTTTCGAATAAATATTATAAAAGAGCTTATGAAAGTTTTGAATTTGATACACGCTTACCCGCCGCTCCATCATGCCGGGGCTGAATGGATGGTTCACGAGATGAATAAATTTCTTGTTGATCAGGGGCATTCCGTTGACGTTCTTTTACCTATCAGCGGATTAAAAGATTATGAATTCGAGGGTGTGAATGTAAAGGGTGATTTCTTTCCAGGTAATCGGGAATTTATTAAAAATGCTGATATTATCATTTCGCATCTTGACAGGGCCGGGAAGGCTTTCAACCTGTGCGAATTATACAAGAAGCCTTTCGTTTTTGTGGTTCACAACACGAACCCTATGAACATTTTAAAGTATAAACCGCAGGTACGTAGCTATGTGGTTTACAACAGTGAGTATACTAAGAAAGAGATGAATTATCCCTGTCCGGGTGTGGTGGTTCATCCGCCCATAGATGGCAAGCGGTACAAGGTAGGTAAACGAGGCTCTAAGCTCACCCTCGTTAACCTGTTCCACCGTAAGGGGACTGCGACTTTTCAGCAGATTGCGAGGTTGATGCCGGACAGGGATTTTCTTGGTGTTGAGGGTGGTTATGGCAAACAGGAGAAAGATGTTATCAAGAATGTGACTTACATGGAGAACACCCCGGATATGAAGAAGGTGTACAGTCAAACAAGGATATTGCTGATGCCGTCACTTTACGAGAGTTACGGAAGAACGGCTGTTGAGGCACTTGTTAGTGGTATTCCTGTTATCGCTGCTCCAACTCCCGGACTAAAGGAATCTTTAGGTGATGCGGGTATCTTCTGTGACGCGGATAAACCTGCAGAATGGGTCGAGGCTATCAAAAGGCTTGATGACCCGGAGGTTTACAAGGAGCAGAGCAAGAAATGTTCTGAGAGATTCAAAGAGATAGAGGCGGAGCGAGGCAAGGAACTGAGGGCGTTTGAAGATTTTCTATTTGACATTTATGAGCGTAAGATATGAAAAAAAGGACTAAGAGGGTAAAGCCGATTATCATTGATGAAATTGACAGCGAGAAATTCGATGTTCAGAAGTTCTTCGAGAAGCGGATTATCAAAGGACGTGTACCCACTGCGGAGAGGCACATACCGGAGGACCATATCCGGGTTATTGTTCTGAAGGATTGCGAGGGTATGACAGGGCATTACTACGAGGGCGATATTATTGACTTGCCGGAGCGGAGGTTTAAGTCTATGAGGCTTCGGGGGCTTGTTGACGAGTATAAAGGCGAAAGCGGAACAACAAGGGAAAGATGAGAAACTTACAGACACGGGTAATAACTGACATAGTTACCGAGCCAGTATCGGTAGCGGAGGCTAAACTTTACTGCAAGGTACAAGATAGTGCTGATGATACCTTGTGGCCTATCCTTATCACTTCGGCCCGCAGGATGCTTGAGAAATACACTATGACATCCTTTGCCGAAAAGACGCTTCATGCGACATGGGTTGAGACTCCGAAAGACAATGTAATAGAGCTTCCTTATGGGCCTATCATATCGGTGGATAAGATTTACCGTATAGACGAGGAGGGAACAGAAGAAGAACTGGTACTTAATTCTGATTACTATGTCATGGGCGATCAGGATGCTATCATCAAGATAACATCTTACTGGTCGTCGGGTATGGTATCGGTTAACTCTATAAGAGTGGAGTATAAGGCGGGCTATGGTAATGCAGCTACTGAGGAACTTCCGGAAGAACTTAAACTGGCAATTCTGAAGCAGGTGTCAACGGATTACGAGTTAAGGGAGAATATAACGACAGGTGGAATGACAGTACTAAGCAATGAGAGCAAAGTATTGGCAGCCCCTTATCGTAAGAAACTTTGGATATGATCGGAAAACGCAGACATTATCTGACTGTTCAGGTAGCAACCCGGACAGATGACGGGCAGGGCGGGGGAGAGAACGCATGGACTGACACTTACTATGAGTGGGCCAGTGCCAGGTTCCTGTCCGGTTCCCGTAGCTTGGATAATGGAGGCGTCATCTACCGTAAAGCCGTGGAGTTTGAGATAAGGAAGCGAACTGATTATACTTTAAGTACGGCACACCGGATAAAGTGGAATGATGAATTTTATACTATCTATTCGGTGCTTCCGAGTGAGAAACTTGATGATTTAACCGTATTGTGTTATGTCTGATTTTAACAAGATAAGAGTTGAATTGCCATCTTCCGAGATTCAGAAGTTTCGGAGGTGGACAAGTAAACTGTCGGCTGAGAATACCGCACAGCTTAAAACTCTTATCGCTGCAAAATCATATACGATGCAAAAGGGCATTATGACTAACATAACCAATAAAGGGATAGTTAATTTTGGTTTTTTGCGGAGTTCTATCAGGGTTTCTTTTGCCAGTGATAGATTAGGAAGTACGATAGATATTAACCCGCAACAGAGAAAGACACCTTACGGAAGTTTGGTTGCTGCTGTTAACTATGCCCCTCATATAGAGTTTGGCACCCGTCCCCACGTCATACAGGTCAGACGGGCAAAAGTACTGGCAGGGTATTTACTAAAGCCGGGGGCTAAGAAATACGGATGGATGTATTTCGGCAAGAAAGTTAACCATCCAGGCACGAAGGCGAACCCGTTCTTTTATCCGGTTGCGAAAAGGGTTTATAAAGAATTATTGATTGAACTAAATAGAATGGGATTCAAATGAAAGATCCTTCAGAAAGCATAAGGCAGTGGCTATATGACATATTGAACCTCACAGTCCAGTACAACGGGTCTTATATACCCTGTTACAGCTTTGTCCCGCAAAACGTGACCATGCCGTTTATTGTGCTGGGCGAGCAGTACATGGAAGCTGATGAATCAACGAAAGATAGTTTCATAACCTTAAATTCTGTCAACATCGAGATATATGCCTCATACACGGGTAACGATGCGAGTTACAAGATGGTCAATTCTCTGAGTGAGGATATTCTTGAACTGATAACCGCAGACCCTATAACAGAAGCCGGTTCTGGTGGTGAGAATGTAGGCGGGATAGACGGTTATAGAGAGATTAACATAATGGTCGGAAGTATAGCAACACAAAGGGTCTTGATGGACAATAATATAGTTATAATGAAATCAATAGTTATTAAATTCAGATTAGAGGAGGAGTAAGAATGCCAAAATTAAGCGGAAAGAATATGCTTGTACTTGTTAACGGTACAGCTATCGGGGGGACGAAATCCTTCACACTAACAGTTAACAGCAACCTTATCGACACTACTACAAAGGATAGTGATGCATGGGGTGATAGCCTTTACGGTTCAAAGGATTGGGAGGTGTCATTTGACGGCCTGTACGATCCGAGTAACACGATGAACGCAGAGGAGATATTTGACCTTATCACGGGCGACACCACGGCAATCCTTGAGATGGCTGTCATTGACGGCACAGGTGGAGGTCTGGTATTCAAGGGCAACGCCAATGCGACAGGGTTAACCATGTCAGCAAGTTATAATGATGCTGTCTCTATGTCGGGCGGTTTCAAGGGAGCTGGTGAACTTACAAAAGGAACAGTAGCAACATCGTAATGAACACACTAAGCGGTTATATAGAGATAGACTTCGGTAGTGAGCGTTTACCGTTTCAGTTTGGTTCAAATGCGTATGCCCTGTTCTGCGAGAAGTATAAGATAGAGTTCTGGCAGATCGCCTCGAGCGGGATATTCGGGAAAGAGGACGGGACACCCCCTGATATATTCAAGTTAAGGGAACTGTTCTACTTTGCCCATGTGTCAGCCATGAGAAGCAAGGGGGAGAGTGCTATGGTCAATGAGTTCCGGTTCGGTGATCTGCTTGATAACACCGAGGGGGCAGTTTCTCAGTTACAGACGGCTGTCGTCAATGCCAAGATGCTGGGGTTCTCCCTTGTCGAACTGGCAAAGGGCAGTGAGGTAAAAAAAAAGTAACGTGGCGTGAAGTTCTTTCCTATTGTGTCGGGGAGGTAGGGCTGAAGCCTGCGGAGTTCTGGAGGATGACCTTTGAGGAGATAGAACTTTCCTGTAAGGGTTACGAGACGAGGGAGGCAAGGCGCAAAGAACTACAGAGGTTACAGTGTGCAATTCTTATGAATGTTTACCGCAAGGAAGGAAGCCCGCCCGTTGATGTCCGTGATGTGATGGTTCTTTACACGGACAAAGACACACCTAAAGTAGATTTGATGACAAGGGAAGAATACGAGGAAATGAAAGAGTGGAGGAAGCTGATTAAATGGCAGACGAAAAATTAAAAGCGAAACTCGGACTCGATAACAGCGAGTTTAAACGTGGGCTGAAGGAAGCACAGGGTAATCTCAGCCAATTAAATGCCGGGTTCAAGAGGCTTGGTGGCATGATTGGTGCTGCCTTCACTGTGTCTGCCGTTACAAGTTTTGTAGCCGAAGGAATAAAACTGGCTGCACAGGTCGAGGGGGTTTCGCAAGCATTTAAAAACCTTAACCAGCCTAATTTACTTCAGAACCTGCGGACTGCCACACGGGGAACTGTTACCGATCTTGAGTTGATGAGAAAGGCGGTTCAAGCACGTAACTTTAAGATACCACTTGAACAGCTTGCTACTTATTTTGAGTTCGCTACTAAGAGAGCAATTCAAACCGGAGAATCGGTTGATTATCTTGTTAACTCCATTATTACGGGGATAGGGCGTAAGTCAGTTCTCGTAATGGATAACCTGGGGATTTCGGCTGTTGAGTTACAAAAAGAGATAGCGAAAGTCGGGGATTTTGGCATAGCATCCGGTAATATTATTCAGCGAGAACTTAGAAGTATGGGTGACGTGGCAGATACAACAGCCACATCTATTGCTCAACTTGCAACAGCATGGAGTGATTTGAAACTTGCAGCTGGGGATTTTCTTATAAATAGCGGGTTAAAAGAATTTTTCCAAGACCTTACTACTTACATGAAGGTTTTGCAAGATCCGGATGTTCCTTTGATTGGTTGGAAGTCGCCCACTCACAAAAATCTCGAAGAATACCGCAAGGCAAAAGAGTTTTTAGCAGAACAGCAGGCTGTCAATATGTATTCGGGTGGTGAGTCTGCGGGCGGGCCACTTGAAAAGGTAAAGGAACAGGTTGAGACAATAGCATCACTGAATGAACAATTAAAGACGGAAAAGGAGAATCTTGAACAGATTAACATTGCCGACAAGAAAGGATTAGCGACACAACTTCAGGTTATTGATGCTCTCGAAAAGAGGATTAAAAACCTGACCACTATAAGACAGGAGAGTTTTTCTCTTGAAAAATTAACCGTACCGAAAGGGTTTACAGAAGAAAACTTTAACCCGTGGGAAAAGCTTTGGGATGACTATAAAGATTTTCAGAAGATACAGAACAAACTTGCCGACGCTCCAAAATTTACGAAGCCCATAGAAGACATGACCGATGCCCTGATATTACAGGGGGAGGCTATTAATATTCTGACTAACGGGTTTGATACTCTGTTCTCCTCCACTGAGAACGGGTTTAATAACATGATTGATACGATAATTGACGGACTGAAAAGACTGGTTGCTGAGTACCTTGCAAAAGCAGCGATATTCACACTGATAAGAATGTTGTTTCCGGGTTCAGGGTTAGCTGTTATGGCAACACAGAATCTTTGGAATATGGGACTTGGCGGGAAAGCGACGGGCGGGCTTGGTGGATTTCAGAGTCAACCACTGAATGTAAATGTAGTTGGATCAATAAAAGGGAAAGATATAGCACTGGCACTTAGAAGAAATGGCTGAGAGGTGGAGGATAGAATTTTCTGACTTGCAAAAAGTCGAGTGGCGGATCTCAATAGAGGACCCGGACTTCACGGGTGACTATACTCTATTGAAAGCCACTGGCAACCCGCTTAATTTTGCTTACGACAACGAGTCAGATGATGTATTCGACCCGATGCGTCCCTCACGGGCCACGTTTGAAGTCTATTCTGAAACGAACTTTGCACTCCTTGACCTTTACTCTGTCGAGGATATGCACTACCCAGTTAATATTTATTGTAACGAGTCTTTATTCTGGAGCGGTTACGTTGAAACACAGAACTACGAGGAAGTATATGAGCCGGTTCCTTATGCCGTTTCAATCACAGCTACTGACGGGCTTTCAATACTTGAAAATATCCTTTTCGCTGATAGTATTGCTTATAGTGAAGGTGAGGAAACGATAACCTATTATAACGGCCATGAACTTGAATCGGCTATCATCCTTGATATACTGGCAGAGATAGGATTCACGGAGTTTAAGGAGTACGTCAATATCTACGAAGACAATATGTTATCCACGGCTTCGGATAGCCCCTTTGACCAGATAAAGATTGACAGGGATGTGTTTAAAGACTATTACTGTTATGAAGTTCTCTCTGAAATACTGAAGAAATACAATGCTATCATCCGTCAGAAAGACGGGGTGTTCTGTATTGTTAGACCTGCAGAACTATTAGATTCTACTGTTTATGGCAGGTGGTTCACGGGCGACACGACAAAGACAGCTATCACGTTAAACCCGGATCAGTTCATAAAGAGAAAGGCCACTCACCCTTCATCTCGCAGAATCCAGGTTCCGGGCGGACGGCTGATGATAGTACCACCGGCTAAAAAGGTATCATCTGTTTTTGACTACGGGTATAAAGAATCATGGCTCGACAACCATAATTTTGAAACAGCACTATGGGACGGTTATGACTTTGCTTACTGGGATAGGACAGCAGGGACTTTAATAACACATATCGGTAAGCGGGTGCCGGGCGAGTTAAACGGGGCTTATCTGTATGAAAGAAACGTCTATCCTACTTTAGCATATTATATTTCTCAATCCTTTGCCACACAAGCAATTCTATCGACTACCGACGTATTTCACATTGAGTTGGATTTTATGACAGTGAACGGTGAGTCGTCCGAACAATCTAATGCGAGTTTCTATATAAAGGTTAAAAACAACAGTACCGGCCAATGGCTGAAAGAATCGAATGATCTACAATGCGAATGGGTAACGTCAAATCAGGTAATTACAATTACGCAAGAAACGGCTCCTGTTGGTTTTAGTTCATGGACATCATGGAAGCGTACACTTACCGGACTACCCGCATCAGGGGCATATACTTTCTATATTTATAGTTCTGACTTTGGTTCTGATGTTCATTTTGGAGTTAGAAATGTTAGGTTTTATGTTACCTCTGATGAGATAATAGTAAAGCGCAGAAAGCACAAAGGCCCCTTTGCCAGACTTGCCAGATGGATATTAAAAACACCGGAATACACATTCAAATATATTGATAATGTAGAGGTTGTTGAGAATGAATATAACGTATTCAATAGCATCAATGGGATTAATATAGCTTATGAATATCGGCTTGGTGATGTTGTTGATGCAAATATGGATAACATAATTGAGCAGTGTGCGGGGGCTTTAGTCGTTATTGCTCGCACCGATGGTTATAGGGTTGACACTATCACGTTGACGGGCAGTACCGGGACTTTAAACATAACAGTAGGGGGAATTACGAGCCTTGCCACTTTCTCCATGACGCTATCAATAACAGCACAGGATTTTGTTACTGCTTATGAATCCGATTATGATGCAGTAGGGATAGTGCTTACAAGTAGCGGGGCTGACCTTATCTTCACGGCAAAAGTGGCAGGTACAGAGTTTGATGGTGAGACAAGTCTGGTAAATGCGTCCGGCAATCTCTTTGGATCTATTGCCTACACCACATCTTCATATAGTGAGTCACTCGAGTCATCAGACAGGTGGATATACAGGGGTGGATCTTCTTATAAACCCCTTTTGCATCACATGGCTGATGAGATAGCATCGGAGTACAGCAAACCCCGGCAGCTTATTCAAATGCCACTACTGGAAACGGCACAGGGCGGGCAGATAGATGTGATAGGCAATTTTCAGGATGACATCAATACTTCAGGCGGGGAAAC